AGAATATGGATGACCTACCTAGAACAGGATAAAGATGTCCTACGTTACCAAGGTCAGGCATTTACGTATATTGGCATAGATGAGCTAACACAGTACGCTACACCTTATGCTTGGGATTATTTACGCTCGCGTCTTAGAACAGCAGACCCTTCGCTACCAGTCTTCATGCGAGCGACAACGAACCCTGGCGGACCTGGACATGCTTGGGTTAAAAAGATGTTCATCGACCCGTCCACCCCTGGAAGACCCTTTTGGGCGACGGATATCACCACCGGTGAAACCCTTATCTACCCAAGTCAGCATTCTAAAGCAGGCCAGCCTCTTTTTAACAGGCGTTTTGTGCCAGCTAGATTGTTGGATAACCCGTACTTGTACGAGGCCGGCGACTATGAAGCAATGTTGCTTTCGTTGCCCGAAGTACAGCGTAAGCAATTATTAGAAGGGTCTTGGGACATTGCTGAAGGCGCGGCGTTTTCGGAATTTGACAGGCGGGTACACGTTATTGACCCATTTGAAATACCGAACTCATGGAGAAAGTTCAGGGCTTGCGATTATGGCTACGCTTCTGCTTCTGGCGTTCTTTGGTTTACTGTAGACCCTACTAACGAAACACTAATTGTTTACAGGGAACTGTATGTAAGCAAAGTACCCGCTAAAGAGCTAGCCCATATGGTACTAAATGCTGAAGAAGGGGAATCCATACATTACGGTGTACTCGATTCATCACTTTGGCATAAGCGCGGAGATACAGGACCATCCCTTGCGGAACAAATGATTGTTGAAGGGTGTAGGTGGCGCCCATCCGACAGAAGCAGGGGTAGCCGTGTTGCAGGAAAGAACGAACTGCATAGACGCCTGCAGGTTGACGAGGAAAGCGGCAGAGCCGGCATTGAGATAATGAGTAATTGTACTAACTTAATTGCCCAATTGCCAACGCTTCCAATGGATAAAACTAACCCAGAAGATGTCAACACTAAAGTAGAAGACCACTTATATGATGCGTTACGATATGGTATTATGACGCGCCCCAAATCACGTTCTGTCTTTGATTTTTCTGGTGGACCACCAAATCAACGATGGCAGCCCGCTGATGCAACCTTTGGATATTAATTATGGCTGATGAAGAACACATTGAAGCACTAGTATTTGAACCAGTTTCTGGTTCTGAAGCACTTGCAGGTTATATTTCAGATAAATTTGAAAGTGTAGAATCTAGTCGCCAAGAAGAAGAAGAGCGTTGGTTAAATGCCTACCGCCAATATCGCGGCCTATACGGCACAGAAACACAATTCACGTCCACTGAAAAATCCAAAGTATTTATTAAGATTACTAAAACTAAAGTTTTAGCAGCATACGGTCAAATTATTGACGTTCTATTTGCAGGGCAAAGGTTTCCTTTAGGGGTTGACTCTACCATAGTTCCCGAAGGTGTTGAAGAAGCGGTACATTTTGACCCTAAAGATGATACGAATGCTATGGAAGAATTACAAAGCAAGTATGGCTTTCCGGGAGATGGGGCTGACTTGCCGCCTGGCGCCACAAGCCAGATGCTTGATGATATCCAATTAGGAGTGTTTTCGGAAGAACTTGGAGAACTGGGCGATAAGCTACGCGCAGGGCCAGGTAAGACTGCAACATCTCAGACGTACAATCCTGCAGAAACTGCAGCCAAGCGCATGGAAAAGAAGATGCTTGACCAGCTAGAAGAGTCAAGTGCTTCTAAGCATCTGCGCCACACCGCATTTGAAATGGCCTTATTTGGAACAGGTGTTCTGAAGGGGCCATTTGCATATGACAAAGAATACCCTAATTGGGATGAGGAAGGTAACTACTCACCAATTATTAAAACAGTGCCTAAAGTAGAAAATGTTTCCTTGTGGAATTTGTATCCTGATTCTGATGCAAAGAACATGGATGAGTGCGAATTTGTCATTCAACGTCATCGGCTCAGTTTTTCTGAATTACGTAACCTAAAAAAGCGTCCATACTTCCGCCATGATGCTATTGATTCTGCAGCTAGCATGGGAACTAATTACGTACGTAAATGGTGGGAATCAGACCTTGAGGACTACCGTAATACCTACAATGTAGACCGATTTGAGATATTTGAGTATTGGGGAAATATTGACAAAGACCAAGCTGAAGAAGCCGGCCTTGAAATACCTAGCGAACTTGACGACTTAGATACGTTGCAAGTAAATTGCTGGGTTTGCCATAATCAAGTCCTACGTCTTGTTATTAATCCTTTTACACCAAAGCGCATCCCGTACTTTGCCGCACCATACGAGTTAAATCCGTACTCATTCTTTGGTGTCGGCCTCGCTGAAAACATGACTGATACACAGGCATTGATGAATGGCTTTATGCGTATGGCTGTCGATAATGCCGTTCTGTCAGGCAATCTAATCTTTGAGATTGATGAAACTAACCTTGTTCCGGGCCAAGACCTAGAATTGTATCCGGGTAAGGTATTCCGCCGTCAAGGTGGAGCACCGGGTCAATCATTGTTTGGAACAAAGTATCCTAATGTATCCAGTGAAAATATGATGATGTTTGATAAGGCTAGACAGCTTGCTGACGATGCCACAGGTATTCCTTCATTCTCACACGGACAAACAGGCGTACAAGGAACCGGCAGAACTGCGGCAGGTATTTCCATGCTTATGGGCGCAGCTCAGATTAGCATTAAAGGCGTGGTTAAAAACATTGATGACTATTTGCTACAGCCGCTTGGTGAAGCATTCTATGCATTTAACATGCAGTTTGATTTTGACCCAGCCGTCCGTGGCGACTTAGAAATCAAAGCGCGTGGCACAGAAAGCCTTATGAAGAATGAAGTTCGTAGCCAGCGCCTGCTCCAACTTCTTCAAATTGCCGGCAATCCTAACCTAGCATCATTTGTTAAATTCCCTGTTGTATTGCGCGAGCTGGCACAGGCCATGGATTTGGATGCAGAAAAGCTAATCAATGATGAACGCGAAGCATTCCGTCAAGCGGAAATTATTAGAGCCGCTGGCGGTATGGCTGGCCCAGAAGAACAAGCTCAAGGCGTGAACCCAATGGATATGTCTGGGGGAGGCGGCGGTAACATCGGCATCGGTGGAGGTGCTGTTCCGGGTGAACAGGGCTTTAGTGCCGCCCCAGAACAAGCACCCCCTCCACAAGGTAACCAAGATATGGGTGCGCAGTTAGCTAGCATTATGGGTGGACTTAAATGACCCCAGAAATAGCTAAGAAACTTTTACCCCTCGTTAATGTTAAGCGTAATCTTGATGCATTAGAAATGTATATGGAGTCTCGTATCACTGATATGCACCGTAATATGGAACAAGGTGATGACATGAAAGCCGTGTACCAAGCACAGGGTGCTATACAAGAACTACGCAGATTACGCACATTGCGTGATGAAGTTATATCCAAGGCGGCAGCATAAGATGAGTGATACAATTGGTAACAGACTAACACGCCAAGATGCCGTTCGCAAAGGCAAGGGCGAAATTAAAGATTATCAAGATGCAGGAATTTCTTCATTAGAAATGGCACCTATGTATTTAACTGGGACAGCCGATGCTGTCAATGATTCGTTATCTATATCTAGAGGAACAGCAAACAAGTTTGATTTTCAAGACGATGATAGAACTGAAGATACTTTACGTCATATTCTTCTGGGAGGTTTGGCTGCAGTAGGTGAAGAAGACAGCGTGTTTGGCGTTAAAAATTTCTTAGGTACAGGTATTGGCTCTAAAGTAGCTTCATCATTAATAGATGTACGGGAAGGTTCTGCAGAGAACAGGTCTGCGGAATCTGAAATTGATTTGAATAACAATGCTTTTGGACGTGCTTTACGTAAAGCATACCCAAACAGGGAAGAATTTATTCAAAAAGCAATTGATATAAGCACTGCTATGTACGCTGGCGATACACCAGAAAACATTGATGATTTGTCGCCTATGTTAAGCTATGGAGCAACACCTGTACCACAAAAAGCCGAAGGGGGAATAATGATGGCAAAAACAGGAAAACTGCCGCTACCGATGGAGAAAGCGCAATCTGCACCCCAAGGTGGTGGGCCAAAAGCAGCTAATGCTGCAGCAAAATCAGAAAGTCTAGGGGCTCCCACAGGAGGCTCTGCCCCCGCTGGTTCATCAGACCCGCGAGATGCGGCTATTAAAGAAGTGGCTCAAAAAATGCAAAAACGTTCTACCCCTCCTCCAGCACCAGCCTTCCAAATGGCTTCGGCTCCCGCAGGCTTAGGCACCCCCATGGAAGAAATTCCTATGATGGCAAAGGGTGGTATGCCCGATGATGGCGGAATGTCTGTAATGATTGGCTTAGGTGCTCCTTCTGCTGATTACGAGGAAGCCGCTGAGGGCAATCCCCCACCAGGCGCCACTAAAGAAGAAGTAGCTGACGACCAACTTGTTTTGCTTAGTGAGGGGGAACTTGTAGTTCCTGCCAACGTTGTCCGCTTCCATGGACTTGGCACATACGAGGGTATGCGCCGCGAAGCCCTTATGGGTTTACAGGACATGGAAACTAATGGACAGATTGAATACGTTAGCGGTGGCGCTGACAAAGCCGACAAAGTTGATGATGACGGTGGTATTATTAAAGCTAATCAAGGTACGTATTTAGGAAACCCTACTACACAGGGTACATATGTAAGACCTCTGGGTTTGTACACTGCGGACCCTGTAGCCAAATTGCCACAGGCTGCTTCCTCCAAGTATGTAACAACACCTAATAAATCATTAGGCACGTCAACAAAAACTCAGACAAAACCCCTAGCACAAACTGGTTTCTTTCCTGGTCCCGGTATTCCGGGAATAGGCGGTCCTTATACACCCGTTACAACTGCAAGTAGTTTGTATGCTCCTAACGTCGGGGCTTATAAAAATGTCAATGACGGCGAGGATGACACAAAAGATGACACCCCTGATGATACTACAGATGAAACACAGACTCCCGTTAAAGAAGAAGAAATCTATGATGGCTCAGGAGGAGATGCTGAAGCATACGGTGGAGCTAGTACAGTATTTGGAGGAGAATCCGTAAATGGCCTCATTCGGGGTGGTAAAAACTATGGAATAGAATACACGTCAAGTTCAGCAACTCCCGGAATGAGTTCACTAAATGCGCTTTCAAATCTTATGGATTTAGACCAAGTGACAATAACAGACCCTATTACAGGGCGAAAAGCCACTATGTCCACAGCAAAATATGATGAAATGAAGGAAGACAGAACTAATCCAGCTAATGTTGATTACATTGATAGCTTAATGGACCTGCAAGCAGGTATTGATTACGGCAGAGTCAGGGCTACTGATATTGCACCACTTCAAACAGGTCTCGCAGTAGCTGCAGAAAACTTTGGATTTGGTAAGGCTCCTGGAACCAGCACATTTGACCAAAATGCGTACGCTAAAAGCTTAGCCGAAGACTTTGGTATTGATTACGTTGGGCAATCCATGGCTGAAGTGATGATGCAAGGCAATATGACTGCTACTAAGACGGAGCTTGGTCAGCCATTAGCCCCTGTACGAAACAGACAATTTGACGTTATGGGTAATCCTATTACTGATGGACGATATGCTGGGCAAGTTAGCACACCACAAGGACTCGCTGCCCCCGAAATAGCAGCTGGAGCTGGACAATTCAGTGGAGTCCCCGCACAACCAGTTGCTGTAGATTCTTTTGCCGGTCCCTACACACAGCCCACACTTAGTCCTACAACAGAAGCAGGCAGGTTGGCGCAATTTGCAGCCCCGACTATGGATACAAGTGCTGTAGCTATGTCTATGCCAAATCAAATGGGAATTGTAGCCCCTACAACAGAAGCAGGCAGGTTAGCATCATTTACAGCTCCTACTGGAAATACTGTTGCGTACACGCCCAACGAGGCGGCTAGATTAGCATCGTTTGCAGCCCCGACTAGGGACACAAGTGCTGTAGCTATGTCTATGCCAAATCAAATGGGAATCGGAGACCCTGCAACAGAAGCGGGTAGGTTGGCTCAATTTGCAGCTCCGACTACGGATACAAGTGCTGTAGCTAGACAAACTGACGACATTTTCTCAACACCAGCAATGTCAAGCCCACGCGCAAGTGAAAGAAGGGGCGAAAGAGCCGCTTATCAAGATAACTTTTCTAATGACATTTTCTCAACACCAGCAATGTCTAGTGTCAATGACCCAGGAACACGCGCAAGTGAAAGAAGGGGTGAAAGAGCCGCTTATCAAGCTAGCATGTTTGACGATGATTTTGGAATTTCTGGTTATTCACCACCTGATGATGATGTTGTAGGATTTGATTCCGGTGCGCCCGGTGGTTACACCCCAGGTCCATCAATTGGGGGTATGGAACCTGCCCAAGCTGCAGCTCAAAAGTCGGAGAATATAGCTAATGCTAATGATGCCGCTCAAGCACAGACTGGTAATCCTAATGCAACTGCTGTTACAGATAGCAATGGTAATGCCGTAACCAGTGGCGACGTCAATAGCGGTACCGGTGGAGTCGTAACTGGTGGAACTAATGAGGATAATGAAAAAGGTGGAGCCGAAGGAGGAAGTGGTTCTGGACCTTGTGTTATTGCAACACATGCAGTTGCTAACAACGGTTTTTCCAATGACGTCAAACGTGAAGCAATACGTTGGTGTGTTAAGAATCTCCATAAACGTTGGTATGGTGAGGCGGTTAGACGCGGCTATCGTTACCATGGCACTAAAGCTATTGAAGCTGGTCGCGCACATAATCACTATGAAGAATTCAAAGATTACATAGATTTTGCTACAGGTAAAAAACGCAGTCTTACCAATCTTGGAACTTTTGTGTATAGAACAGCACAATTTTTTATTACTGGACTTTTCTTAAAATAGCTGATATAATTATCTTCACGGCTTAGTTATAAGCTGTATCTGGCTACCCATCACCCCATTCGGCTACTGGTGGCCCCGACAAGGAGAAGATTATGGCTCGTATGGCTGTAAAAGAAAAAGCTACAGCAGTAGCTGCCCCTACACGATACACTAGGGATAACTCAGAAGAGATTTCAGAACTAGAAGCATTACAAAACGAACGTAATGCTGTCATTGAAGAACAACAGGATGCTGAAGAAACTGAAGCTATGCAGCCTGAAGAAAAAACATTTAAAAAACGATATGGTGACTTGCGCCGCCACGCCCAACAAAAAGAACAAGATATGCGCAACCAGATACGCCAGCTTGAAGAACAGCTATCGTCAGCCACAAAGGAAGGCATAAAGCTTCCTAAATCAGATGAAGAAATTTCTGAGTGGTCAAAGCAATATCCTGATGTTGCTAAAATTGTAGAAACAATTGCTACTAAAAAAGCACAGGAACTAGATTCTTCAATTGAAAAACGTTTACAGAATATAGCTGAACGTGAGATTGAATCTAACCGCCAACGAGCTGAGGTAGAGTTACTTCAACTGCATCCTGATTTCGATGAAATCAGAAATAGCGAAGATTTTCATTCGTGGGTACAAGAGCAGCCTGCATGGGTACAACAAGCTCTGTATGAAAATGAAAATGATGCTAAATCAGCAGCGCGTGCTATCGACCTGTACAAAATTGACAGCGACATAGTAACCAAGAAAGCTAAAAAACCAAATAATAAAGATGCAGCAAAATCTGTATCTAGCAAAAATTCAATAACAAAACCGCAGGCAGACGAAACATCTTCAGCAATAAAAGAATCTGAAGTAGAAAAAATGACTGCCTACGAATACGAAAAGCATGCAGACACAATTTCTGAGGCTATTCGTAGTGGAAACTTTATTTATGATTTATCTGGTGCAGCTAGATAAACAATAAATTGGCAAGAACGGGTGTTCTTGTCATATGTAGAATAGGTAGGGTAGCTCCTTACCAACGCTACAAAATAGCAAACTACAAACATCTTAAAGATTACCTGAGTAACATGGCCTACTTTATACACTGGTTGCAACCTTTGTACATTGTACACCCTACGTTATACAGCCTCTGCAAAGAATTGTACTGTTTGCATCTGTAGAATCCAAAACATAGGAGATGGATTATGGCTTTTCCAAGAGCTCCGGGCTATAACAACTTGCCGAATGGTAATTTTAGTCCTGTAATTTACTCCAAACAGGTGCAGCTTGCATTCCGCAAGGCCGCTGTTTGTGACGCAATTACGAATAACGACTACTTTGGAGAAATCGCAAACTTTGGTGATTCAGTTAAAATCATTAAAGAGCCTGAGATTACTGTCAAAGCATACGAGCGTGGTACAACCATTACCCCTCAAGACCTTGATGATGAGGACTTCACCCTCACAGTTGACAAAGCTAACTACTTTGCTTTTAAAGTTGACGACATTGAGGAAGCACATTCGCACGTTAATTTTGAGTCTCTCTCAAGCAACCGTGCTGCATACCGTTTGGCTGACCAGTTTGACCAAGATGTTCTTGGCTACCTGTCAGGCTACAAGCAGTCTGCAATCAGTGGTCGTCCAGATACAGTAAATGCTACTGTTAACGGAACTAAAGCTGTTGCTACCGCTGGAAATGATGAACTCCTTGCTTCAATGAAGCTGGATGCATCTGACTTCAATGGTGGTGCTGCTGGTAACACAATCATTCTGAAAGCCCGCGCTTCAGAAGCTGTTCCAACAGCCGCTGCTACTGCTAACCCACTTACTGTGATTGCACGTATGGCTCGTCAACTTGACCTGCAAAACGTGGAGACACAGGGTCGTTGGTTGGTTGTTGACCCAGTGTTCGTTGAGCTGTTGAAGGATGAAGACTCACGTTTGTTTGATTCTGACTTCGGTGGTTCTGGACTGCAAAATGGTTTGATTCTGAATAACCTGCATGGATTCCAAGTCCATGTTTCTAACAATCTACCACAGGCCGGTACTGGACCTTCAGCGTCTGGCACACAAGCCAATAACTTTGGTATCATTGTTGGTGGTCATTCTTCAGCGGTTGCTACTGCTGACCAAATCAACAAAACGGAAACATACCGTGACCCTGACAGCTTTGCTGACATTGTCCGTGGTATGCATCTGTATGGCCGTAAGATTCTCCGTCCAGAGGCTCTTATCAACGCCAAATATTGCTTGGTATAGGAGGATTAAATCATGGCACTAGGTGATAATACACTCCAAGCGGCACGTGGCAATTCGCAGCGTGGTCGTAATCCATACATGGTTCAGACCACTTTTGACTTTGCAACAGCACTGTCTGACAAAGGTGGCGCACTTGCCGCTGGCGATGTCATTCCAGTAATTGCTGTTAAAAAAGGCATGATGGTGATGAATGCAGGTATCCAAGTCGATACTGCCTCTGACGGTTCTACTCTTACAGTAGACTTAGGCATGATTGCCGCTGAAGATTTTGTTGATGGTTTCGACGGAACTTCTGCAGCAGGTGTTGTAGCACAGAACCCAGCAGCCTATTCTCCACGAATGGCTGTTGCTGATGACAACATTGACTTGAAACTTGTTACTCTTTCAGGTGGCGCAGTTACTACTGGTAAGATGCGTATCTGGGCTGTAATCATGGATTGCAATGACGAAGGCGATTTGACTGCTCAAGAAGTGGCACGTGACGTTGCTTAAAGACTAACGTAAGGGGCAGGGCAACTTGCCCCTTTACTTTTTTTATTATTAGGGGTTCATACATGCGTAAAAATAAAAA